GACTATGATGCCGAGGAGGACCTGGAGCAGATCGCAGAGGAGGCGGAGAGTCTCATCACCGGCGCTGCCACCACCGACCTTGACCCTGGGCAGCCGGATGACCCCGACCCCAAGCCCAAGGAGCCCGTGGCTGAATGACCGCCAACCAGGACCTCTTTGATGCTGCCCTCCGGCACCAGGTTGCCGTCCGCCGGTACAGCGCCACGCTGCTCCGGCAGATGATGGCGCTGCTGGAGGAGGCGGACAGGAGCCTGGTGGAGCACCTCCGGCTGAAGCTCGCCCGGGCGATGGGCGCGACCGACACCACCGCCCGCCTTGAGGCGCTCATCGTGGAGATGAGGGCCATGCGGGCGGCCATTGCCGACAACCTAGAGGCGCTCGCCCGGGGCGAGCTCATCGACTTCTCCAAGCTGGAGGCGGAGTGGGAGCAGTCCATCATCACCTCCGCTGTCCCGGTGGAGCTGGTCCTTGCCGCCCCGAGCCTGGACCGCCTCCGGGCCATCTTGGAGTCAGAGCCCTTCCAGGGGCGCTTCCTCGCGGACTGGTTCAGCTCTCTGAAGCGCACGGACCAGGAGCGGATTGAGCAAGCGCTGCGCCTCGGGATGGCCAACGGGGAGACGCTGGACGACATCGTGCGCAGGGTTGTCGGGACGCGGGCGAACAAGTACGCTGACGGCATCCTCGCCATGAACCGGCGCAACGCAGAGGCCATCATGAGGACGGCCATCAACCACGTGTCCAACGCTGCCCGGGGTGCGGTGTGGGACGCCAACAGTGACATCATCCTCGCCCTCCGCTGGACCGCCACGCTGGACGGGCGGACCTCCGCCGTGTGCCGCGCCCGGGACGGGGACCTTGTCATGATCGGGGACAACAAGCTGCCCGCCGGGGCAACCGCCCTAAACCCGAGGGAGGCGCGGCCACCGGCCCACGTGGGCTGCCGCTCCACGATGGTCGCGGTGCTGAGCCCGGATGGTGTGGTGGGCGAGCGCCCCTTTGTCAGAGACGCCCGGACCCGGAACGCCCGCGAGGTTGACTTCAGGGCGGACGCCAAGGCCCAGGCCGGTGACGCCTGGAGGACCATGAGCGAGGCGGAGCGCCGCGCTGCGGTGTCGCGCATCCGGTCTGCCTGGGCAGCCGAGAACATCGGTCAGCTTCCCGCCGCGACCACGTACCAGGAGTGGATGGCCCGCCAGCCCAGGGCCTTCCAGGATGAGGTGTTGGGCGTGACCAAGGCCCGCCTGTTCCGGGACGGGAAGCTGACGCTAGATGACTTCGTGGACCGATCGGGGCGCGAGCTGACGCTGGATGAGCTCCGGCGGCGCTTCCCCAAAGCCTTTGAGGGCGGCGGGATCACTTGAGACACCCCCCGGCGGAACGTCCCCCCGCCGGGGATGGGGTGAACAGGGGACAACAGCTCCACCCCGGGCGAGCCAGGGGTGGGCGATCCACAAGGAGCTGGATGAATGACTGTTCTGAAGCACGAGGTTGAGAGCCTGGACACCATCCCGGAAAACCTCCGGCCCATCTATGCGGAGGCTGAGGGCAAGTACAGCATCCCCGAGGGACTCCGGGGCGTGGCGGATGCGATCACCGGCCTGTTCCAGGCCAACGGCAAGATCAGGGAGGAAAACAAGAGCCTGCTGCGCAAGTCCCAGGTGGACCTGTCCGGCCTGGAGGACTTTGGCGAGGACCTCCCCACGATCAAGGAGAAGGTGAAGGCCCGCCTGGCCGAGCTTGAGGAGGCAGCCAGCAAGGGTGCCGAGGGCAAGCTGAACGTGGACAAGGTCCGCCAGGAGATGAAGGCTGCCATGGACAAGGCGTTGGCCGAGGAGCGCAAGGTGCAGGACACCCTCCGGGGGACTGTCCACAAGTACCTGGTGACCTCGGGCGCGAGCGAGGCCCTGGCGGCGGAGGGCGGCATTGTGGAGCTGGCCATGCCCTTCGTGGAGCGCCAGGTGAAGGTCATCGAACAGGATGGCGAGTTCAAGGCGGTGGTGGTGGACAAGGACGGGGACCCGCGCATCAGCGGCGGGACCGGCCAGCCCATGACCATCCGCGAGCTGGTGCGCGAGATGAAGGGCATGGAGACGTACAAGCCCCTGTTCAAGAGCGAGGCGAAGGGCGGCGGCGGTGCCCTCCCCGGCAAGACCGGGGCCAAGCCCCCGGCGGCTCCGGGCAAGGACGCATCCCCGATTGACCGCATCAAGGCGGGCCTCGCGGCACGCAAGGGCTGACCACTACACCACCCCCGGCCCACCAGCCGGGGGTGGTTTGCTGCCTGGGCTTGACCTGACCACACGTTGTCGGGTATAAGGGGGCCCAGGCCACCCTCCAGGGCGATCCAGGAGGCACCAGCGCGCGATGCGCTTGTTGGTTCCTTCCACATCACTCTGTCTCTGGAGGATAAGACATGCCGTCTGTTACCCTCGCTGAGTCCGCCAAGCTCGCTCAGGATGAGCTGGTGGCGGGCGTCATCGAAAACGTCATCACCGTCAATCCGTTCTTCGACATCCTGCCGTTTGACGGTATCGAAGGCAACGCCCTCGCCTACAACCGCGAGAACGTCCTGGGCGACACGCAGGTGCTGGGCGTCGGCGGTACCATCACCGCCAAGGCTGCCGCGACCTTCACCCAGGTCACCAGCACCCTGACCACGATCATCGGGGATGCCGAGGTCAACGGCCTCATCAAGGCCACCCGCTCTGGCGATGGCAACGACCAGGAGGCCATCCAGATCGCATCCAAGGCGAAGTCCGTGGGGCGGCGCTACCAGGACATGCTGGTGAACGGCACCGGCGCTTCCGACCAGTTCGCGGGCCTGCTCCTGCTGTGCGCGGCGAGCCAGAAGGCCGCGACCGGAGCCAACGGCAAGGCGCTGGACTTCCTGGTGCTGGATGAGCTCATCGACCTTGTCACCGACAAGGACGGTGAGGTGGACTACTTCATGATGCACTCCCGCACCATCCGGTCCTACATGGCCCTGCTGCGCGGGCTGGGCGGCGCGAGCATCAACGAGGTGGTCCAGCTGCCCTCGGGCCGCGAGGTCCCTGCCTACCGGGGCATCCCCATCTTCCGCAACGACTGGAACCCCATCAACCAGGTGAAGGGTACCGGCTCCAACCAGACCACCATCTTTGCGGGCACGCTGGACGATGGCACCCGCATGCACGGCATCAGCGGGCTGACCGCCCTGCAGGCTGCCGGCATCCAGGTGGTCCCGGTGGGAGAGAGCGAGACCAAGGACGAGAGCATCACCCGCATCAAGTGGTACTCCGGCCTGGCGCTGTTCAGCGAGAAGGGCCTGGCTGCGGCTGACGGCATCACCAACTGAGGCGGAGCGCCTCAGCCTGAAGGCTAAGGAGCGCCCGCCCTCAACCCGAGGCGCGGGCGCTCTTGCTAAGATCGCAAGGGAGATCAACATGACGCAGACCACGACCATGGTGCTTGTCGGAGCCCACGAGGGCCGGGACATCACCTTTGACGCTGGCATGACCAGCTACCAGTTCATTGGCGGCAAGATGGACTTGAAGGGGACCACCGCGCAACTCGCGGGCCTCATCACGTACCTGGGCCGCTGCTACCAGGCTTTCCCCGAGGGCTCCGATGAGCTCCGGGCTGCGCAGGAGGCGCTCGCAAATGGCGGTGGTGAAGCTGACCCGGACGGGACCGAAGACAATGCGGGCGGAGCTGGTGAAGGACTTCAAGTCACCACGGACGCCAATGACGGCAGCGGAGGCGAGCAGGGTGGTGCCGGGGAAGCGGGGGCAGGAGATGCCACGGGGAACGGCGCACGGTCCCTTGCTGAAGCGCTGACCCGCCTGGACCCCAACGACGACAGCCACTGGAACGCGGACGGCAAGCCGAAGATGTCCGCCGTGGAGGCCCTCCTGGGCCGCACGGACGTGACCCGCGCCCAGGTGGAGGCTGCCGCCCCGGGCCTGACCCGGGAGAGCGCCCGTGGCAGCGTCTAAGGTCATCCGCCGCGTCACCTCCACCGCCACCGGCGTCAACGCTGGGTCTGGGCGGGCCGGGGGGACCTTTGACATCAAGCTCCCGGCGGACGGCTCCCTGAACATCCGCCGGGCAGAGAATGGCATCATCGTCACTGTCTGGGACAGCTCCAAGAAGTACGATGACCCGGACCACGAGCGCACGATTGTGGTCCAGAGCCTGTCTGAAATCGTGCTCAGCTGAAAGGAAGGTGATCCATGTCTGCGATGAAGAAGGGCAAGCCGAAGGGCAAGGGCAAGGGGAAGTAACGAATGGCCTTCACCCTCCAGGATGACAACGGGCTGGTGGCGGGGGCGAATGCCTACGTCTCTGTGTCCTATGTCCGGGCGTACCTGACCGACCGGGGCACCGACCTCGGGGCGGTGACTGACGCTGCGCTGGAGGTTGCCATCATCCTTGCAACGCAGTACCTTGACAGCCGGTACACCTTCCTTGGCTGCCGCCGCAACAACGCCCAGGACACCGAGTGGCCCCGGCGTGAAGCGTATGACCGTGACGGGTACCTCATCAACGGCATCCCGAGGGCGGTCAAACAGGCAGTGGCGGAGCTGGCCAACCGCGCCCGCTCCGCCTCGCTCATGCCCGACCCTGAGCGGGACGGGACGGGGCGCACTGTCTTGAGCAAGAGCGAGGCTGTTGGCCCGCTCAGTGAGTCCGTGACCTATGCGGCGGGCGGGGCCTTCACGTTCCCCGAGTACCCCGCAGTGGACCGGATGCTGGCTGCTGCGGGCCTCATCCGCACCGGCCTGACCGGGGTGAGGGCGTGATGGGCGAGTATGACAGCGCCCTGGCGCTCGCACTGAAGCTCATCAAGAAGAAGGGACGCCCTGTGGCGCTCCGCCACTTCTCTGATGCCCCGGTGCCAGATGCACAGAAGCCCTGGAGGACGGGACAGGCCGGGTACACGGACGTGCCCGGGCATGCCGTCCTGCTGGACTTCGGGGACCTCGGGGAGCGCTACATGCCAGGCACCGAGGTCCAGGTGGGCGACAAGCTCGCGCTGATGCCTGCCTCTGGGCTCGCGGCCACCCCCGACCTCCGGGACACCCTGGTGTTTGCCGGGGAGGAGCCCTGGGCCATCATCAACCGGCGGACGCTGGAGCCCGGGGGCGTCCCGGTGCTCCACAGCATGCAGGTGAGGCGATGACCACGATCACCGAGGCCCGCGACGACATCATGGCCGCCTTCCGGGTGGAGTGGAACAGCCGCGCTGCGGCGGCCAACGGCGGGACGCTGCCCAAGGTCATCTGGCAGCGGGTGGAGCCCTCCGGGGCTCAGAAGCCCAAGGGCACCGAGGCTTGGGCCCGGATCACGGTGGAGCACAACGAGGGCGGGCAGGCAACCTTCGGCGGGCCGGGCAACCGGCTCTTTGACCGGGAGGGCATCGTCACCGTCCAGGTGTTCACCCCCCAGAAGTCCGACCAGGGCGGTACGGTGCTGGAGGCCCTGGGCGCGATTGCCCGGGACGCCTTTGAAGGCCGCTCCACGCCCTCGGGCGTCTGGTTCCGTGATGTACGGCTACAAGAAGTAGGGCCGGATGAACCGTGGTGGCAGCTTAACGTCACCGCCAAATTCAACTATGATGAGCTCAAGTGAGAGAGGTCAAACATGAGCAAGATTGACAGCAACGTGACGGGCCTCCGCTTCGCAGAGGAACAGACCATTGGCGTGCTCCCCGGCTCGCCCGTCTGGAGGCCGCTTGAGCCGAACAGCTATGGCGAGTTCGGGGCGGAGATCAGCACGACCATGCGCAACCCCATCAACTCCTCGCGCCAGCGGCGCAAGGGGATGGTGACGGACCTGGACGCCACGGCTGGCTTCCAGAGCGACTTCGTGCAGGACAGCCTGTATGAGCTCATGCAGGGCTTCTTCTTCGCTGACTGGCGCAAGAAGCCCAACGCGACCCCGAGCGCGGTGAGCGCCACCCTGTACACCATCCCCTCCACCCCGGGCTTCGTGGTCAACGGCCTCATCCAGGCGGAGGGCTTCAACGTCGCGGGCAACAACGGCTTGAAGCTCGCCACCGCCGTCACCGCGACCAGCGTGACGTGCGCGGGCCTGGCGGTGGAGACGCCCCCGGCCACCGCGACCATCCGCCAGGTTGGCGTCCAGGCCGCGTCTGCCGACATCGACGCGGCGGTCAGCCCCTCCCGCCTGACCTCCACCACGCTCAACTTCACGACCCTCGGGCTCATCCCGGGCGAGTGGATTTTCATTGGCGGGGACCTCGCGGCGGAGCGCTTCAACAACGCCAACCTGAACGGCTTTGCCCGCGTCCTGTCCGTGTCGGCCAACTCCCTGGTGCTGGACCGGACGCCCGGGACCTGGGCTGCCGAGACGGGCACCGGCAAGACCATCCGCCTGTTCTTCGGGGACGTGATCCGCTCCGAAAATGACCCCGCGCTCATCAAGCGCCGCACCTACCAGATGGAGCGGAGCCTGGGCACTGCTGGCTTCCAGTACGTCCGGGGCTGCGTCCCGAACACGCTGGAGATCAAGGTGTCCACGGCGGACAAGGTCACGGTGGACCTGGGCTTTGTCGGGACTGACGAGGAGTTCACGGCGGCGGGCTCGCCCAAGGCCGGGACGCGGCCCAACCTCCCGGATGAGCCTGCCTTCAACAGCTCCAGCGACTTCTCCCGGCTGCGGATGCTCAACGACACGTCCGCCGTCACGCTGTTCACGTTCCTCACCGAGCTGAACCTGACGATCAACAACAACGTGACCCCCTCCAAGTCCATCGCCGTCCTCGGGGCCTTTGAGGCCACCGCCGGGGACTTCGTGGGCGCGGGCTCCGTGACGGCGTACTTCGCCAGCACGGATGCGGTCACCGCCGTCCGCAGCAACGCGGACGTGTCCCTGGACTTCGCCCTGGTCAAGCGGAACGCTGGCTGGGTGTTCGATGTCCCCATGATCACCCTCGGGGACGGGCGGCTGACCGTGGAGAAGGACACCGAGATCAAGCTGCCGCTGACCATGGAGGGTGCCCAGCACCCGACCCTCCTTCACACCATGCTCGCGGCGTGCTTCCACTACCTCCCCACGGCAGCAGAGTAAGGAGACGACAACATGGCAGCAAAGACCACGGTGAGCGCCAAGGGCCTGAAGGGGCCGGAGGCGCTCTTCAAGCCCAGCGAGAAGCTGGAGCAGGAGGGCATCTGGCTTGACTACGGTGACTTCCGCATCAAGGTGACGCGGGCGGGCGCGACCAACCAGCGCTTCAAGCAGCTGTTTGAGGCGAAGATGAAGCCCCACCGGCGGGCGATGGCCAACGACACCATGGACAACCGCGTGGCCGAGAAGGTGACGCGCGAGGTCTGGGCGGAGAGCATTGTGCTGGGCTGGGACAGCCCTCTGGGGGCCAACCTCCTCCCCTACCGGGGCGAGGCGTTCCCCTTCAACGTCGCCAACTGCGTCCAGCTGTTCAACGACCTCCCGGACCTCTTCATTGACGTGCGCGAGCAGTCCATGAAGCTCGGGCTGTTCCTGGACGACACGGCGGAGGCGGACGCGGGAAACTGAGGGAGGTCCTCCGGTATGAGCTGGAGCACGGGAAGGCGGAGCGGAGGATCACTGAGGCGGCGTACAAGCGCGGCCTGGAGCCCCCGGAGTTCATCCGCAACGCCCCCGTGCTCCTCCCGGGCCTTGAGCTGTTCTATGAGGCGTTCCAGGAGCTCAGCACCTGCCGCCCGTACATCGGCCTTGAGGGCGTCCCCGGGCCGGTGCCTTGGACAGCCATCGACTGCTACGCCCTGGCAAACGGGTTTGACGAGGAGGGCCGGGACTACCTGGTGAAGATGGTCAGGGCTCTTGACGATGAGTTCCTGAAGCACATGAGGAGCAAGACGGGTGGCGACCCTGGGACAGTTCAGCAAGCGCATCGCCCAGATCGGGGCGCGGGTGGCCGAGCGGGCTGACGTCACTGTCCGCGCGACCGCTCTGGCTGTGGACCAGACGGTGGTGATGGCGACCCCGGTGGACACGGGCCGCGCCCGCTCCAACTGGATTGTTGAGCTCAACGCCCCCCGCCGCGCGACCGTTGAACCCTACTCCCCCGGCACCGGCGGCTCCACCGCCGGGGCCAACACGACCGCAGCCCTGGAGCAGGGGCGGGCGGTCATCAGCACCTACAATGGCCTGCGTGACTCCGCAATCGCCATCAGCAACAACCTCCCCTACATCGGGAGGCTCAATGAGGGCTCCTCCGCCCAGGCCCCGGCAGGCTTTGTCCAGAAGGCTGTCCAGTCGGGCGTGCGTGAGGTCAGGAAGGCGAGGCTTGTGCGGTGACCACGGAACGCATTGACATCATCGTATCTGAGCGGGGCTCCCGGGTTGTCAAGCGCAACCTGGAGGACATTGGCGGCTCCGCCCGTGGTGCGGCGGCGGGCGTCCAGTTCCTGCAGCGGGCGCTCGCCACCCTCGGGGTGGGCCTCGGGGTGGCCCAGCTCATCCGCCTCGCGGACACCTACACACTCATCCTCAACCGCCTCCGGCTGGTGACCTCGGGGACCTCCAACCTGACCCGCGTCAATGAGGAGCTGTTCCAGAGCGCCCAGCGGACCCGCTCCAGCTATGAGGCGACCGTGAGCCTGTACGCCCGCGTGGCGCGGACGGCGGACCAGCTTGGGCTGTCCCAGCAGCAGCTCATCGGCGTCACTGAGACCATCAACCAGTCCCTCCGCATCAGCGGCGCGACCGCCCAGGAGGCGGCCAGCGCGACCCTCCAGCTGTCCCAGGCGATGGGCTCTGGCGTCCTCCGGGGCGAGGAGCTCAACGCCATCCTGGAGAACGCCCCGCGCCTCGCCCAGGCAATCGCTGACGGGCTCGGGGTGCCCATCGGGCAGCTGCGGCGGCTCGGGGAGCAGGGGCGGATCACCTCCCAGGAGGTTGTTGACGCCATCCAGAAGGCGGGGCCGGAGATTGCGGCGGAGTTCGCGCTGATGGCCCCGACCGTGGGCGACAGCATCCAGGTCCTCTCTGACAGCTTCATGAAGTTCGTGGGCGAGCTGGACCAGAGCCTCGGCATCACCCAGGGGCTCGCCTCCGCCATCCTGTTCCTCGCTCAGCACATGGAAACCCTCGGGCAGGTGGCGGCTGTGGTCGCCATCGCCCTGGCTGCGATGTTCACCGCGTCCCTCCTCGCGTCCATCGCCGCCACTGTCTCTCAGGTCATCGCCCTTGAGATGGCCTTGGGGGCCACGTCCACCGCCTCTGCCCTCTTCAGTGCTGCCCTGAAGGTGGTGCAGGGCGGTGTTCGTGCGCTCACCGCCGCAATCGCCGCCAACCCCATCGGGCTCCTCCTGGTCGCCATCACCACCATCATCGGGTACCTGTACGTGTTCCGGGATGAGATCAGCGTGACGGCGGACGGGGTGGTGTCCCTCGGGGACGTGTTCCGGGCCATCTTCAGCTTCATCGGGGAGCTCATCGGGCCGGTGGTGGACTTCTTCAAGCAGGCCTGGACTGACGGCCTCACCGTGGTCGGGGACAAGGTCGGGGGCTTCCTGAAGGTTGTCGTTGACGTCCTCGCGGCGGTGGTGGACTTCGCCAAGACGGTGGTCAACAGCTACATCGGCCTGTGGGTGGGTGCCTACAACGCGATCATCGCGGCCTGGGGCCTGTTCGGGCCTGCCATGCGGGACCTCGGGACCATCGCCATGAACGGCCTGATTGACGTGGTGGAGGGGGCGGTCAACGGCATCATCAGCGCCGTTGGCGACCTCCTGGAGTTCATCGGCTCCGCCGCGACCCTTGTGGGCCTGGACAACCCCTTCGCGGGCATCCTCGGGGACAACACCATTGACCTGAGCTCCTGGAAGGGCGAGGTGACGGGGGCCGCGTCTGAGGTGGGCGAGATTGTGCGCAACGAGTTCGCCAACGCCTTCTCCACCGACTACGTGGGCAACCTCATCGGGGCGGTCATGGACCGCGCCCGCTCCATCGCAGAGGCACGGGCGGCTGCCGAGGCGGCTGGCTCCCTTGACCCGGCTGGACCGGGGCCTGGGCTCGGGGACACCCCTGGCGCGGCGGGCGCAGGCGGTGGCGCGGGGCGGCTCCCTGACCAGCTCCAGCGCATGAAGGACCTCCTGGAGGAGATCAGGGGACCGCTTGACGACTACATGGCGGACACGCAGGCCCTCCAGACCCTGCTCCAGGCCGGGGGCATCACCCTCCAGGAGTACACCGACAAGTGGCTTGAGCTCCGCATCGCCTTCCTGGACACGCAGAACACCTTTGCGGCGGGCCTGGAGCGCGGGCTGCTGAAGGTGTACCAGGACGCCTCCGACATCGGGGCGCAGATTGAGGAGGTCCTGACCAACGCCTTCAAGGCGGCGGAGGACGCCCTGGTGGACTTCGTGATGACCGGGAAGCTGGACTTCAAGGGTCTGGTGAGCTCCATCATTGAAGACATCGCCCGGATGAACATCCAGCAGAACATCATCAAGCCCCTCGCTGGCTGGCTCGGGGGCATGCTGGGCATCGACATGTCGGGCCTCGGGGGCGGCGGGAACGGTGCCCAGGCGCTGAACGCCTCCGCCATCGCGCTCAATGGCTCCGCTGCCGCGCTGTCCAGCGCGGCGGCTGCCCTGGGCGCGGCGGCTGGCATCGGCGGCGGAGGCATCGGTGCCCAGCTCGCGGCAGCCTCCGGCGCAGCCAACCAGGCGGCGGGCGCGGCCCAGACGGCGGCGGGCTCCATCGCCCAGGCCCCGGGCA